AATAAAAAAACAGACAGCTAAGTTTCATCAGGAGAAACGAGATAAAGAAGAAGCAATACGAGTTGCACAATTGCAACAACAAGAGATTGCGGCTTTGAAGTCTAGGATGCAACAATTAGACACAGGTTATGTCGCTGAATATGGTGGTCGTTTAGAAAGTCAAAAGGCGGCAGCACATAGGGCATATAAGATAGCTCATGAGGAAGGAGACTCTGAAGCTCTTCTTGCTGCTCAAGAAGTTTTAAACCGTGTAGCTATTGAAGAACAAAGATTTCATGTGGCTAGAGCTAGACAACAACAAGCTCAACAACAGCCCCAACAACAAGTTCAACAGCCTCAACAACAAGTTCAACAGCCTCAACAACAGATGGCTCCTCCTCCACAACAAGTGGATCCTAAAGCTAAAGCATGGACAGAGAAGAATGAGTGGTTTGGTAAAGATGAGGTCATGACTGCATCTGCATTTGCTATTCATAACAACTTAGAAGCAGAAGGCTTTGACACAGGAAGCGATGAGTACTATAATGCGGTAGATCGTCAACTTAGGGAATACTTCCCAGAAAAGTTTTCAGACGCTCAACCTAAGAAAACGGGAGGGGGAAACCAGGTCGCACCCGCTGGATCCTCCGCATCTCGCAATGTTAAATCGGGGCGCAGGACCGTGAAGCTCTCGCCGTCACAAGTTGCTATGGCAAAAAAGCTAAATGTTCCTCTGGATAGATATGCAAAGGAATTTTTGAAAACTAGCGAAAAAGCTAACAACTAGAAGGAAACAAAATGGCAGATACAAGAGCACCACGATCAACTCAAACGCGAGAAAAAGAAACGCGCAGAAAACCCTGGGCACCACCCAGTCGCTTAGATGCCCCAGAACCCCCAGCGGGTTATGTGCATCGTTGGATACGAACAGCAATGCGAGGAGAGGATGACAAGACAAATGTTCATACCAAACTTCGTGAAGGGTATGAACCCGTTCGTGCTGATGAGTATCCCGGTTACGAAGCTCCGACCATTGAAGATGGTAAATATGCAGGAGTTATTGGTAACGGTGGCTTGATGTTGTGTCGCATACCTATCGAGACAGCCAATGAAAGAAACGAGTATTACGGGACCCGAACCCGCGAAGCAATGGCGGCAGTCGATCAGGATTTAATGAAGGAACAAAATCCTTTGATGCCTATTCATCAGAACAGGCAAAGTCGTGTAACCTTCGGACGAGGAAAAACCTCAACCGAATAATTAATGAGGTGCTATAATGGCAAATTCAAATGGGTCCTTCGGTCTTAGACCGTTAGGAAAAATTGGTCAATCGACCAACTCCACTGGGATGACTGAGTATCGCATTGCCTCTGACAACTCTAACCCTATATATCAGGGCATGGCGGTTATTCCGTTAGCGGCTGGTGTTATTGACGATCTACAAGCTGCGGCTGGTGGTAACGTCTCTATAGTTGGTGTTTTCGGCGGTTGTGAGTATGTCTCATCTACTACTGGAAAAACAGTATGGTCAAACTATTGGCCTGGTTCTGGCGCGGATTCTAACTATCCTGTCAAAGCCTTCTTGTACGATGATCCAAATCAATTGTTCGTAATCGCTACATCTAATGTTGTTGCGGGTCAGAACACAGAAGCGGAAGTTCGTACATCTGTATTCGCAAATATTGCTCTTGCATCAGGTAACAGTGGTTCTACTACTACTGGTATATCTTCTGCATCAGCGGACTTGAATACAGTTGCAACCACCAACACATTGGCGTTGAGAATCATGGGAATCCAAGAAGATCCTAGAAATTCTGACTTCACTGTTGCTGGTATCCCACTAATCGTTAGAATCAACAACCACTTCAATGCGCCAACTGGCTCTATTGTAGCGGCTACTGTTTCTACAACTGGCGTATAAGGAGATTAGGATATGGCTATATCACGCGCACAACTAGCAAAAGAGCTAGAGCCTGGTCTCAATGCCCTATTTGGCATGGAGTACGACAGGTACGAAAATCAGCATGCAGAAATCTATACTACTGAGTCTTCAGACAGAGCGTTTGAAGAGGAAGTAATGCTTTCTGGATTTGGTGCTGCTCCGAATAAATCGGAAGGTTCCGCTGTAAACTTCGATGATGCTAACGAAGCATTCACTGCTCGTTACAACAACGAAACAATAGCATTGGCTTTCTCAATCACGGAAGAAGCTATCGAGGACAATCTTTATGATCGTCTCGGAAGCCGATACACCCGTGCTCTTGCGAGATCAATGGCCCACACAAAGCAAGTTAAAGCTGCCGCTATATTGAACAATGCGTTCACTGGTGGAGCTTCTGCTGGAGGAGATGGAGTTGCACTTTGTTCAACTGCACACCCTCTTACAAACGGTGGGACACTATCAAACACACCATCTACTGCTTCTGATCTAAACGAAACTTCTTTGGAAGATGCGTTGATCAGTATTGCTGGGTATGTTGATGAGCGAGGACTAAAAGTAGCTCTTCGAGGTATGAAGTTAATTCTACCACGTCAGCTTCAGTTCATCGCAGAACGTATCATGGTATCTAATCTTCGGGTTGGCACTGCTGATAACGACACTAACGCAATCAAATCAATGGGAATGGTTCCTGACGGTTATACCGTTAACGATTTCCTAACTGATCCAGATGCGTGGTGGGTTAAAACAGATGCTCCTAGAGGGTTCATCCATTTCGAGCGTACTCCAATGTCTACAAACATGGAGGCCGACTTCGATACAGGCAACATGAGATACAAGGCTCGGGAGCGTTATAGCTTCGGATTCTCTGATCCACGTTGTGTGTTCGGTTCGCCAGGAGCGTAATCGGAACTATGAAAAGAATAGAGAGGGCGGCTTAATCAGTCGCCCTCTTTTTATTTATGAAAGGAGACTGACTATGAAAATTGTAAATTGGGTCGCAAAAAGACTTACTGAACCATCTAGCTATGCTGCGATTGGTGTAGGGGTTATAGGTGTTGGGATGATCACAGGCATGGGTGAATTAATGTTCATCGGTGTTGCTAGTGCCATCTTAGGACTTATTCTTGCAGAAGAAGCTAAAAACTGCGACTGCGACAAATAAATGAGGGAAGGGTCAAGTATTAACGCTTGACCCTTTCTTTTTCTTTTTAATTGATGTAATCTGTAGTCACCTTGACAGTCGCATGGTGCGACTGACATTTGCCTAGACAAGGAGATTGACATGGCTAATACAACATTTACAGGACCAGTCCGTTCCGAAAACGGATTTAAAGTAGTATCTAAAAACGCTACAACAGGTGCAATCACTGATACCGCAGTTATTGCTTCAACAGGTATTGTTACCAATAAATATGTAAAACACGTTGGTTTTGCAACAGGTGTTACAGTTAACACTACGGCAGGGGATAGCCCGACAATTGGTGAGTTTACTCAGCCAGCAAATACAATAATCACTGACATTAAAATATTTTGTGACACTTCTCCAGTTATTGGAACAGGTGATATTGGATATGAAGTTGGTACTTCTTCTTCTGGTGCACAAATTGTTGCGGCTCAGACAGATGAGATTCTTGATGGCGGTACAACTGTAGTAGAACATAACGTAACTGTAACTAGTTTGGTTCTTCAAACACAAGATGGTACAACTGCACCAGCTTCTGTTCAATACACCGACACCGCAAGAACTATTTACTGCAACATCACTAATACAGTTGATGCGACAACAGCAGGATCGTTCACGTTCATTATTGAGTACGTTCAAATTGCGTAACCATTAATTAAGGTAGGGGGTAACCCCTACCACTTTTATAAAGGAGAATAATATGGCAGGTTCAGACGTACAATCCACGTTTATTGAATCAGCGGCGGCGGATCCAAATGGAATTTCAGCAAGTGCAGCGGTTGGAAACAACGCTAATTTGGTTATAGGCGGAGCTTTAGCCAGTGGTGGTGCCGTTACTTTCGATAGCCCAAGGAATGTAACAATTACTTCTGCGGGTAACGATAGTGGAATATCCTTTACCGTTACTGGAACGGATGTAGACGGCGCGGCTCAAACAGAAAGTATTACAGGAGCAAACGCGGATATAGCAACAGGATCAAGCACTTTTGCAACAGTCACTCAAATTGCGGCAGTAGGTAATCCTGCGGGTAATGTTGAGGCTGGTTCAGGAACAGCGATCAAAGCTATTATCTTTGATGGAAGATGCAGATTAAAAGGTATTTATTTGGTAAGCACTGCAACAGGTGGAACAATTTCTTTTAGAAATACATCTATAACAGGAACGGCTCTTTTACAGTATCAAACTCCTGCGAGTGTAGGCTCAGAGTATCCAGATGTTCCAGATAATGGGATGTTGTTTACAGATGGAGCGTATATAACATATAGTTCTGTTCATTCAACTTCTGCAACGATCTTCTACGCATAGAGGTTCCTATGGCTGATAACATGCCTAAAAGAAATAAAAAGAATTTCCGACCAACCAAGAGTGGTGCGGGAATGACTGAGAAAGGTGTGAAAGCATACAGGAGAAAAAACCCTGGTTCTAAATTAAAGACTGCGGTTACAGGCAAAGTTAAAAAGGGCAGTAAGGATGCGAAGAGACGTAAGTCATATTGCGCTCGATCTGCGGGTCAAATGAAAAAGTTTCCGAAGGCGGCTAAAGATCCTAACAGTCGGCTTCGGCAAGCTCGAAAAAGATGGAGATGCTGATGGGTGCTCAAATAAAATTACTTTTTATTGCGGCTGGTATCACAACTGTCTTAGGTGTTTCAGGAGCGTGGTCTACTTGGGTGACGCGCACATTAATAAATGTAGATAAGAACACAGAAGTAATGAATGTTAAATTAGATGCTAATCACAATATGTTAGCGATGATTATGAAAAATCTTTCTATAGAGAGGGTAACTTATGGCTACGTCAGGGACTAGAAACTTCGATCTTAGTATTGGTGAGATTATTGAAGAAGCGTATGAGCGGTGTGGTTTAGAAGTTAGAACTGGTTATGACGCAGAAACTGCTAGAAGATCTCTTAATTTAATGTTTGCTGATTGGTCGAACAGAGGTGTAAATCTTTGGACAGTACGTTCGGCTACTCAAGCTTTAACACAAGGTACTTCGGCATACACTTTAAGCAAACATACTGTTGATATTCTACAAGTAGTTCTGAACCGGGATGGAACAGATTATGAGATGGATAGAATTAGTCGAGATAATTATGCCACTATTCCTGATAAAACCACCCAGGGAAGACCTAGTCAGTACTATTTTGATCGTTCAATATCACCAGTTTTAAATGTTTGGGCTACACCAGAAAACTCAACAGACACTCTTACATATTATTACATTCAACAAATGGAAGACGCAGATTATCTTTACAACAATGTAGAAGCTCCTTTGCGGTTCTATCCTTGTATGGTTGCGGGACTTGCATACTATATGGCTATGAAAAGAGCCCCCGATAGATTGCAAATATTAAAAGCAGTGTATGAAGAAGAGTTTGCAAGAGCCTCTGATATGGATCAAGACTTCTTAGATCTTCCTCTAAGACCAAGTGGTAGTTACTTGAGGGTTAGCTAATGGCATATGCAAGTGGTAAAAAAGCTTGGGGAATATCAGATAGATCTGGATGGAGATATCGTCTTCATTCTATGAGGACAGAATGGAATGGATCTAAAGTTGGACCTGATGAATGGGAAGAAAAACAACCTCAGTTAAGTCCTCCTCCTGTTTCTCCAGACCCTCAAGCACTGCGAGATCCCAGACCTCAAACAAATTTAGCCGCAGAAAGAGTTATACAATATGGGTGGAATCCTGTAGGTATGGCAAGTAATGATGGATTAACTCCTAATGATCTCCCTGGGACAGGAGAGATAGGAACTGTAACGGTGGTAGTAACATGAGTTTTACATATGCAGAATTAAAAACAGCAATACAACAATACGCTGATAATACGGAAACAACATTCGTTGCTAACCTTCCTACTTTTATTAAAACAGTAGAAGAACGGATTTTAAAATCAGTTGATTTAGAAACATTTAGAAAAAACGTAGATGGTACTGTTTATGCTAACAGTCAATTTCTTGCTGTACCCTCTGATTACCTCGCTTCTTTTAGCCTGTCTGCTCAATACAATGGAGCAGAAGCTGTTACTGGAATTAACGCTAGAACATTTTTGTTACAAAAAGATGTGAACTTTATTCAGACATACACTCCCGCTCCTCAAGATACGACAGCGTCTCTCTTACAGGTAGGAAAACCTTTGTACTATGCCTACTTTGATCAGGATAATTTTATTCTTGCACCTGTACCTGATGATACATATAAAATGGAGTTACATTATTTTTACAGGCCTCAAAGTTTAACCGCCCTTGGTGATAATGGAACCACCTGGTTAAGTGAGAACGCCCCGAATGCTATGTTGTTTGGTAGTTTAGTTGAGGCTAATTTGTACATGAAGGGGGAACAAGATTTGGCACAAATGTATGAGATACGATATCAAGAGTCACTAGCTAGATTAAAAGACTATGCTGAAGCTAGAGAGAACTCAGACGCTTATCGAAGAGGATTACCAGAAAGACGCAGATCATGAAAATAGCTATTGTTGGGTTAGGTGGGAGCTATTCCGATTATATAGCTGCACGGATACGTTCAGAAAAGTTTGATGAGGTATGGGGAATAAACTGCGTTGGTGGTATTATTCATGTAGACAAGACTATTATGATGGATCCAGTTTCAAGGTTCTTGGACTCAGAGAACGCAGGATCACAAACAGGTATTGCTAGAGAGTTTTTAGAAAAAAACACTAAGCCCATACTTACTTGTGAAATGGATAATAGAGTTAAACATCTAGAACCTTATCCGCTTGAAGAAGTAATTAAAGAATTAAACATTTGTTATTTTAATAATACTGTGCCGTATGCAATAGCGTATGCAATATACTATGGTGCAAAAGAACTTTGTTTGTACGGATTAGATTACACTTATAGGCACGTTAATATGGCAGAAGCTGGTCGAGCTTGTACTGAGTTTTGGTGTGCCATAGCAACATCAAGAGGAATAAAGATAGAAGTTGCACATAATTCAGGTCTTTTGGATACGAATGTACCAGAAAACGAAAAACTATATGGTTATCACAGATTAAAAGATCCTTTGGTTCAAACACATGAAAATGGTGGCTTGTTAATAACCAAACAATCTAAGATGGAACCACCTGAACCAGTGGATCAAGATCCTGTGGTGTTTGGAAGACATGATCTACAATATGTAAATGGGAGAGAGTATAAAAATGTTTAGTGTAAATGGAGGAATGGAGACGGGACTAATTAAAATAGTTTCGTCAGACAATGGGGGACTAAGTAACGACCAGATTTCTGAAATGGCTGTTGATAAAATAGTTGCTGTATCAGAGACTGCACCTGAACCAATCAGGCAACAAGCGCAAGCTTTCTCTGATAATGTACGAAATGTCGTGCATTATCATATAGAGTTGGCTAGACGTGAAGAACGTGCTACTATATGTCATAAATTACGAGAGGCTGGTCACCCCGATTTAGCCGATACTATAAGGAGAATATAAAATGGCAATTACACAAGCAATGTGTACATCGTTTAAAAAAGAATTGATGACAGCTACACATAACTTTGCTACTAACGGAAACGCTTTTAAATTAGCATTATATGCTATTGGCAGTGGCGGTAAGTCGAGTACAACTGCAACATTAGGAGCCGCATCTACGGTGTATGTAACAACTGGAGAAGTAGCTTCAAGTGGAACATATGTTACTGGAGGATTAGCTTTAACTAAAGTTGCACCAACCTCCTCTGGAACAACGGCGTTCACTGACTTTGCGGATCGAAGTTTTACAACTGCAACCATTACTGCAAGAGGTGCTTTGATATACAATGACACTAACGGCAATAAAGCAGTAGCTGTTCTTGACTTTGGATCTAACAAGACATCTACATCAGGTACATTTACTGTTCAGTTTCCAACGGCAGATGCTTCTAACGCTATAATTCGTATCGCTTAAAGGAGTAATCCTTTGGCTAATATAGGTTGGGGTGAAAGCACTTGGGGTAATAATCGTTGGGGCGGTCAACTTGATGTTGCCGTTTCCCCAACAGGTGTTGCCGCAACTTCGGCACTGGGAACAGTAGCCGCTTCTTCTATATTTATTATTGAAGCAACAGGTATTGCTGCGACTTCTGCGGTAGGTTCCGTTTTAGCTAAAATACCTATAACAGCCGTAGTAACAGGTGTTGAAGGATCCATGCCTTTTGGTGGTTGGGGTCAAGATGGTTTTGGCAGTGGCTCTTGGGGTGGCATAGTTGCAGAAGGGCTGCCTATTGGCGGTGGGTTAGTAGCGGGTCAAGTAGGAACTGGTGCAGTAGGCACAGTAGCAGTCGTTGCAGAAGGGCGTAGTATAGAGTCGGGCGTAGTAGCGACTTCTGCGCTAGGTACTGTTCTTGCTGGTGCTGGTGCAATAGTTACTGAAACGGGAATGGTTGGTTCGATAGGACTAGGGGACGAGTCCGTTGTAGGTACAGCACTTGTAACACCTTCAGGAGTTTCTTCGACAGTCAGTATCAGTGGCTATTCTGCCACAACGAT